CAATTGAATGTTGAGAAAGTTAAGCACCGCTTCAATTTCTTGTAATTGATTGAAGCGGTGCTCTGTTACTCCCGGTAATGCTGTGATATTTTTTTCAACGATGCCTGAAATACGACAATCGCGTTTGGCATCGTCTAGCTCTTTTTCATAGTGTGCAATGAATTCTGGTATTGCGCCCAGACTTGACACGACTCGACTGTACCACATCAATGATCCCAGTCATCGGAATCATCATGGTCTTGATCATCGTCAAGGTCATCATTGTCTGTGTTGAGATATTGTGACAAAGCTGCTTTGATATCTTTGTCTCCGCCAAACGATTGACGAATGTCTTCCGCATCTACATCGTTGTCAATCAGTATGCCTACAAGATTTTCGGCTGCCTCGGCACGATCCACTGTGTTGATATATCGCTTGATTTCATCCCATATTACGCTGACTAAATTATGATCCATTATTCGATCTCCTCAGCCGTACTTACCTCAGTCTTTTGATTGCGAAAATCAGCCATGAGTTTATCCAGACATCCTTGTTCGTTGGATTCCCAGCCTTTGCGAAAGAATTTGATAATCTCACCATCTGAAGTCACAAACATCAATCGGTTGCCATCTTTCTTGAGTAGACCTTTTTTCTCAGCTAAGTCTACCAATCCCGAATAAGGATTCATACCAGTTTCGTAGGGAATCTTTACCTGCACACCTTCAAACGGTTTGGCATAGCGAGTTTTCATAACCTTGCAGGCTGAACGTATGCCCATGACTTCAGAAATTTTGTTGCCATCTTCATCTTCTTTGAGCTTGAGTTTCTTCATAGCAACCACAATGCTTGATGCATAGATAAAGCCTTGCCCACCGCTAATCTTATCGTCAGGGTCGAACATGTCCTGACTGGCGTAGGTATGATTTGTACACACCAAACCTACGTTGTAGCTACCAAACATGTTGACACAATTGCGAACCAGCGCAGTTAGAGCTTTGGGTTTCCGCCCAAGGTCACCTTTGAGATCACCGCTGTCGAATTGGTTGATGTCGGTAGGGGTCAGCAACATTCCTAGGCTATCGATAACAAAAAGAACTTTGGGCCTTTCTCCGTTGGGCAAGGCTTTATAGTCGCTCATGAAGGTTGAAATTGTTTTGGCCACATCGTCAATCATGGCCATTGAAAGTTTTAGAAGCTTGGTCTCTGCTGTGTCAACGCCTAACGCCTTGAGCCAATCTTCGTCCAGTGCATTTTCTGAATCAATAAGAACCACAAAGATGCCTTGCTCTTGTGCGTTCTTGATAATGTTTCCTGAGCAGATATAACTTTTACCAGCACCAGATTCACCTGCAAACACTGTGACTTTGCCCAAGGGAATGCCTCGATTGAAGTCACCTGAGATAAGATAGTTTAGAGCATAATTGCCTGTGGATATCCAATCTGTAGGATCGTTGAAACCAATTGACAACCCGTCAATTGATTTGGTAATTTCTTTGCGGAATTTAGAAACGTCAAATGGTTTTGCCATACTTCACCGTAGATGAAAAGAGAATTAGGGGCCGAAGCCCCTAATGGTCAATGCTTATTGTTTGTTTTGTCTGGCACGAATCATGGCCAGGATGTCCTGAGCATTGCTGCTAGGTTTTGTGGCCTGTACTGGTGCCGATGCTACCGGCGTATCTTCGACATCAAATGGAGGATCATCATCCATCACCACAGGTTTCGCAGCTGGTTTACCTGTAGATTTCTCTACAGGCTTGGTATCTTCGTCACTGGCTGTTGCAGCTTCACTATTGCGAGCCGAAAGTGGTGCTTGCACGCCAGCTGGCCGGAAATACTGTCCCCAGCGCTCGGTGTCGTATGGTTGCCCATCCACTGACGCTTCAAACATTTCCTTGATCACTTTCAACTCTACGTCAGTGGGTTTTTTTGGCAGGAAACTGTTGAGATCAAACAAACCATATTTCTCTACAGCAGCTTGCTCAGCTTCGGTCAATGCCGACTCTTTTCTAGCCCATTTCGAACCGTTGTAATCAGCAAAACCGCCTTTGGCACCTTTGCTGATACGGAAGTCTAATCCACGCAGGTAATCGGTAGGTAGTTCTTCCAACTCAGGATCCATCAATGCACCTTTGATAGTGGTAAAGATCTGAGGACCGATAATAAAACGTCGAATAGGATTTTCTGGGGTCTTGTCGTCTGCGAGAGGATTCTCACGCACAAAGCCTTGGAAAATATAACTGCGTTTCTTCCAATACTTGCGACCCATGTCTTCAAGACTTTTGTCTTTGAACCAGGTTCGCACTTCTGCTAATACAGGACAAGCGTCGCCCCACATTTCCACGCAGGGCACCTGAACCATGACCTGTTTGCTATCCATTTCGCCTTTGATGCCGGCAAAAGGCAGTCGAATCATTGCTCGTTCGACCCAAAAAAATGTGTTTCTAGAGTTGCCATCTGGGAGGAATCGCAGTGTGGCCGATTGGCCTTCCTCCATGTTCCAGTGCGGATAAATTGAGTTATCACCGCCTATGGATTGACCGCCTTGTCGTTGTTCAGCTGCCTGTAGTCGTGCTCGAATTTCTGCTAGAGATGCCATAGTGTTTTCTCCTTGAAAGTTGCCTATGTGTGTTGCCTATCTATATTCTAGATGTTGCCTGTGACAGCAATGAAAAAAGCGCATACACCAGTGTAGTATATGCGCTTTGATACACTTGTGTCAAGTGTATTTAGCTGTTATTTTGCCAAAGCCAATTTTTTGATGCGATCCAATTCGCTTTCATAAAAACTACCGGTGATAGCAGAGTTGGCATTGATAGGATCTTGTACAGCCTCGTATGTGCCGCATTCGGTTATATCATGTTCTGGACAGTACTCATCTTCGGCTGTCATGTTGCAGGCAACACCTTCGGCGGCTGTGATATTGCTTATATTGGTTTCCCCTTGTTTGCCTTGACCCATTTTAGAAAATACATCCATTGCTGCTGCTCCAGCTGCACCAAGCCCGGTGGATTGCAACATCCCTCGCGCCATGGCCTGACCTGCTGCATAACCCGCTGGCCCTAACTCAGACACTAAGGTATCTGCTTCAGGCATTATCATTCCGCAGTTGCTTTCGTCTAATTCTTTGCTGAAGCGTTGCGACACCCATTGCATAGGATCACCGTCGCGAGCTTTTTTTACACCATAGGGCATGTCATCAAAATAATAGTCATACAGTGCATTATACAGATCATAATCTAATTTTGCGCCTTGTTTGAAATCAGCTACTTCTCGCTTGAAACGATTGATGATATGATTGAATGTATGGCCCGTAGAGTCGGTGAGAACACTTTCTTTTACCGGCACCCGAGCTAATTCAACCATTCTACGAAGTTCGGCTGCTTCTTTCATCCCAAGCCGGGCTTGCAAAGCATGAAGACCTTCTGGGCTGCTGTGAGTTCTTTCTCGAGCTGTTTCGAGGTCTTTCAACGTCACCGGATTGTTTGGCCTTTTGAACGCAGGCACTTCGATTTTCTTTGCAGCTTTTTCTCCCGGAGTCATAGTGGCTTCCATTTCATGGCTGAGTTGCTTGCTTGCTAACTTCTGTGCTACTTCACGTGCAATATCTTGAGCCACGTCCATGTTGAATCTAACCCAATTGTTATCTGCCCCAATGTATTCAGCCAGTTCGTCTACACTCATTTTTTCGATAGGAGTGTCACCGCCCATTTCATTTACACTAGCAACAAAGTCACTGCCAGCGCTGCTGCCGCTTTTGCCTGCCGCGGTGTTTACATGATGTTTGGCATATTGACTGGGTGTGGTAGGAGCACTTGAACCTATGCCAATATGCATCACTCCGGGCGTGTTGCTTTCTTGCATGGACCCAGATTCCTGCGCTTTCTTAACTTGGCTAATTAGATGCTGTAATCTTCTAATCTCTGGCTCGAGGCTGCGTGCTTCTCGTTCTTGATCAGTGAGATTTTGCTCTCGATCAGCATATTGCCATCCGCTGCCCCCTAGCTGCTGATAGCGTTGTAGCAGTGTTTGCAGTTGATTTTTTAATTGTGATATGTCCATTTGCGCCAGTGATTGTGACCTGCTTTGATCTCTTTGAGCAATCATGTCGCCGGTGCGTTGTCTTTCTTGGTCTGGCGTACCAGCCAGGCGCGCATTCATACCACGAGCTCGCAGTGTGCCCATGATTTCATCTGCAAGTCCTTCGGGCAAAGGTTCGGTGGGAGCAGTGTCTTGAGACACATCAGCAGGCTCAGCTTCACTACTTTGCGGTGTTTGAATACCCAACTCGGATAATCTTTGCTGTACATCGGTATCATCCCAAATGTTTGCTCTAGGATCTCTACGCGCTAAATCTCCAAGGATATCAAACAACTGATCATCGCCTATGACATCATAGAGCTGTTCAGTGGCATTGGTAGCATCTGGTCCCACAATGAGTTCTTGGCTCATGAGTTTTTTGAGCTTGCTATTGGCTTCAGGAGTGTCGGGCAGTGCCCAGGTTCCTTCGGACAACCGATTGATCCAGTTTTCAAATACAGTGACTTCTTTCATAGCATTACCCTGTTGTAATCGTGCAAGTATAGGTACAGCGGCTTCAATACGTGCGTCTATGGTTTGTTCCACAAACAACTGCTTGATATCTTCCACAATGTGAGTTTGCTCACTGATATCGGCCGGACTCCATGATTCAAAATAATCACAGTAACCACGAGCAGTAGACAAGTGTGTGAGATTTTCTTTCAGTTGAGCATAGTAGTTACGAGCATGTTCTACTAGTTGAGCAGTTTGACCTTCAAAAATCTTGTGTTGGCTGGCCCGGTTGAAACGAGCCAGCACATTCATTTCCTGCACCACGGCCTTGATGTGTTGTCCACGAATGTCATAGGGATTACCACCTTGACGCACATGTTCTAACATGGCTCGGCCACCAGCTAATTTTGTAAAGGGCAGTTTGAAACGTTCGCCATCTCGAGTTTCAATAAACAAACTTTCTACATAACGATATCGCTTGTCGTTTTCACCTATCATGCGATTGTGCCGAATCACCAGTCTGGCCTCCGTGGCTTCACCAACGTAACTGGTGTGTTTGTTGCCGTAATAGCCTTCAAACAAACCTTCTTTTATTGCGGCCATACCTTGCATGGTGTGTTTGAGTTGATTGATATCTAGTGGTGTAAATGTTCCAATATTATGACGGGTACTGAAATCTTTGAGCTGTTTCATAAACTCAAACCATTGTTCTTTGTCCTGAGCATTGTCAATGCTTTTGCCCAAGTTGTCGCCAAAGAAAAGTTGCAAATCATTTTCGTCACCTAAAACTACCACTGCTGTGCCATAATTTTTTCCCGAACTGGGCACTGTCCAATCAAAAGCAAAAACTTTTGCTTCTTCGGGCGAGCTGTCTTTGCCGCGTTCGTCGGTGTAGCGTACTTCGTAGTTTTTGGTTGACAAGAAGTCGCTGAGATCTTTTGCTAGATTTTCATTTGCCATAATGTGTTATTTATCGCCCAATGCTGATGAACGGCATGGGCTCAATGACGTTGTCAGTATGATCACGTAGATGACTGTCTAAATCTTGATGAAAACTTTGTAGTATCATCAACATACGCACTACGAGCAGTGAAGCCATGATTAGATCATCTGTTTCGCCCTGCTTGGCAGCATAGCTACTGTTGCCTGCAGCCACAAAAGTTTTTAATTCACTGATGTAGGGTTTGCTAGCCAATACCATTCGTCCGCTTTCTATCAGTACTTTGAGTTTGTTACAGGCTGTGATTTTGCTGCGATTGGTTGTGTTGAATCCTTTGCGCCAACGGCGGCCATTGCCAGCGGTCACTGTGTTGTCACTGAGAAAATAGCCTGGAATGTTTTGTTCACCAAACTCTGCAATGCTAATTAGAGCAGCTTCGCCAATGGTATTGTTTTCCACACTGTAATAAATGCTCTTGTCATCTTTAACAACCACATGCAACTCGCGCACAATATCTACCATAATTCGAATTTGAGTGGGAATGTCAGTTTTATTATGTCGCCACTCGGCTATTTGTTCAGTTGTTCCTGCTTCAAATACTTGTATCGCAGCTGGATCGCCGCCAGTGCCCAGGCTGGGATCCAATGCCACAATGTACTTGCGGTTGGGTTCAGGATCGCGATACCATCTTACTTGCCCGGTTTTGCGTCGAGGCTCGCGACCTTCTAGTTCCAGCAGTTTGATAGGTGAAATCAATGTTTCATCATTGATGACAAATTCGCAATCCATTTCTCTGCGAAAGCGCTCTTCGCCCAGCTGAGAGCGCTGCTCCGCTGCCCAAGTATCATTTCGGTCAGGGTGTTCACGCCAGTAAGCTCTATAAGCTTTGAAACCATTGACTCCTATCCCTGTTGAGTTTTCGTTACCAAATTCATCTTGAGTTTTCAGCGCACCTTTCCAAATCAAAGCAAACTGATCTTCGTCACTGTTGGGAGTTGATGTAATGATAGCCTTACCGCCGGTTGACAGTGTAGGCGTGATTGACGTCCAAAATTCTTTAGCAATAGTAGGTCGTACAAACGCAAATTCATCCAGGTACAGCAATGTAATGCTCATACCTCGGCCACTGTTTTCAGTAGTGGTTTGGCTCACTATGCGTGATCCATTTTCAAATTCTATAGATCCTTTGTTGTAGCTAGTAGCGCCTGCGCGAATATGATTGGGACACAGTTCATAAGCATATCTAATACGTTGCATTATCTCCTGCGCACCTAGATATTTGTGCGCAGCGATAAGAATGGTAGAATCAGGCACAAACATAGCATACCACAACAGGTATCCTGCTGCCGATGTAGACTTCCCAGTCTGTCTAGGCATCAGACTGATCGAAAAACGGTTGTTATGATAGTGTGCTATAAGTCTGCGTTGGTACTCATAAGGATGATATACTAATTTGCCGCGAACAGGATGTTGTATGGAGAAGAAATTGTCAAGAAAATACATAGGCCCATCTACTGGATCAGCACATCGAGCAAAATCTTCAAGTTCTTGCTCAGTGTAGACCTGTCTACGGTGCGGTGCTTTGACAAGAATAGTGTCAAGTGTGTTTGATTTCATTCCAATCATTTATAACTTGCTCCGCTAATAGTTTGTGCCCCGGGGGGCCGCCATGCATGTAGTCCCGGGCAAATCCTATTTCTTCACGACTTTTGGCAAACCAGTCATAAGAATCGTAATACAATGATTTTATTCCAACCTGATCACACAGCGCTTTGAATGCTAATTGGTTTCTAACAGTATTGAGTCTAACATTTTCACCGTAAGAAAACCAAATTTGTAGGAACTTATCATGCACTGTTTCGTGCGCAGAATATGTGTGACTGTCGCCACGGTCATTCATCACCAGCTCTACTCTTTCGTGCGGCGGAGCCAATAACACAGCTAACACCGGTCTATGTTTCGGTACCCAGTATTCTGCCATTCTAAAACACCAATCTGCAGACATTCCGCCCATGCTAAAATTTACCACTTCTAAATCAAGAGCATGGCCTACCAACCAAGGCCAAACTAAATGTTGTGGCAGTCCAATGCCCATGGTTATGCTACATCCAAAGGTCATCAACAATGGTTTATTCCATTGTGGGTTAGATCCTCTATAACCCATACTGTTGAATCTATACGTTATGGCGCCGGGATTGTGCCAGCCTTGTTGCTCAATGTACTTACGCCATTGATCATTGCTATGTGAGAGACGTTGAAAACTTTCTTGTGAATCACTGGGCCACCAATCAAGCTCACAATCTTTGACAGGATTGCTGGCAGGTGGCTGCTGAGATGTCAAAGGCACAAAGTTAGATTTCACAAACACCGGACACCTTCAAAGTAAATTTTATAACAATACCAATTTGATTGATATTGAGACTGGTCCATGGGGCTGGACAAAATGTTTGACTTGCTGTTATTTTGTTGGTGTGATCCATGAATAGCTGCTTAATCTAAAGGTGTTTGGCGGCACTGGGGTCAACATTCCATGCCATTGCAAATGTCTAAAACCTTGATTTTGAGCGCTGTTTATTAAGATATAACCAGAATTAGATTTCATCTCGAATTGATGTCTTAGCGACTGTGAGTTTTTATAGTGATAAAAGGCTGTGCCAAGGTCAGGCAAAGCTCCAATCCAACTGATTTGCATGGCGCCTGGCATTTCTCCATCTGTGTGTATAGCACAGGTAAACCCTGGTTCGTCTAACCACCATGCCGTGCCTTGGTATGCCAATAATGGCATACCTAACAGCGCAGATAACTGAGGCCAAAGCTGTTGACAAAAATTCGACCATTCTGAGATCCAAGGCAAAGCATCGTCTTTGATTCTACGTCGTGCCCAAAGTTCTTGTCCTTCTTGGCGTTGCCATGGCAAATTTAGCCAGTCAGTTTTGTGTATGGCCTGTATCAGGGAATCAGGGAATACATCATGTACCGCAAAAAGATCTTGGTACTGATCAACAGGTTTTAGTTGCATAGGTTTGACAATTCCGGCCATAAACTAACAAATTGTCCAGCTTGATCCAAATGGTATCGTTTTTCAATTTGGCCAATGTGCTGTCTAAATTTGTGTTCTATCCCTGGTTTGGCTTGAACTATGTTGCTGTACATGTTCAAACTGTTATCAAAAAATTGACGTTCAGCTGGCGTGGCTAATCCTGAATTATAAAAGTTTTCTATTTCGGTCATGCAAGCTTTGGCCACTGCAGGTCCATGCAAAAAAGGATCAAGGTATTCGGGTTGAAACAGATTTTGCCATAGCACTGATGTGTTGGTTTGATTAGCAAAATTTCGTAATTCACAAATTCTTGTGGCATTGTAAATATTGTACACTGCATGAATGCCGCCCCAATGACCTTGTGTTGTCATAAGGGTTTTTATCAAGGTCAGATTGTGCTGAATTTGTGACCAGCTTGCTCCATGTCTAACATACTCAAGACGACTGCCTATGTTGTCAAAGCTCATGCTCCAACCAACTTTTGACCGCTGACTCAATTTACGAAATATTTTGTTATTTTCAAGGTCAGTGCTAAGATTAGTGATCAACGTCACAATGGCATCTTTGGGTATGACGTCCAGCAATCTCTCATTTTCAGGCAATAACAATGGCTCGCCGCCTACCAAAGCCACTTCGTGTATGTGTTCAAAATGTTTTTCAATAAAATCACAAACACTGTCGTAATAAGGCCTAGTGCCAGATTTGACTGCAATTCCTTTTAGGCTAGCCCACTTAGAACTGCATGCTTCGCCGCAATAGTTACAACTGAGATTGCAGGTAGTGTTCCAGCGCACATCTACGATCACAGGATAGTGATACTTTTGGCCCGCAGTGACATAATCAAATCCTGGATTGACATTGTTATGCCATTGACGCTCAGAATCAGCACCAAAACGTTCGGCTTGCACGCAGTTAGAGCAATAATCATGAGACTGACCTTGAGCAATAGATGCGCGAATTTCGGCCATGAGACTGCTGTTGAGTATCTGTTCAATGGTATGGCTGTTGAGGTTGCCCAACATATTAGGGTTGCCAGCACAGCAAGTTTTTACATCTCCACGTGGATTGATGTGCAAGCCGCGCCAAGGTGCTGCACAGAAAAAATTGTTCATAGGTTATTTACAAACTTGCTAAACCTTGTTTGAGTTTTGGCACGACGAAAAAAATTCATCCCACGCACTGTTGCGTATGAAGGGGCCTTTTTTTCCCAGCATATAGCCTGTGAAGGGGGTTCTTCCCAGCATGATACAGTCCTGGGGAAATACTGGATGTATAATAGATTTAGGACTTTGAACCCATTTACCTTGGTCAAACCCATACTCAATCATTTACTTGTGGCAGAATCAGTTGCACCAGCTGGTTTTGGCTCCGCCATAGTATTCTCTAGCATACCCATTGGCAATTAAACCTTGGCGCAGGCTACGCCCATCTAGAATGATGTCACCCAGTACACGACCACCGAATTTGTCCCAGGAATAAAGGGTGACTTGCCGTTGACGACTACTTGCCACCGCTGCTTTGGTAAACTCAGTAGCTGCTTGTCCGCGAGCATTTTCTTGGGCGCACTGAGCTCGATGTCCTTTTTCGGGTGTGTCCACTCCATAAATGCGCACGGCGAGTTCGGGCTTGAGCGGGGCGGGCAGAAAAGGTGCGGCTATCACAACTGTGTCGCCGTCGTTGATTCTCACAATCTCAGCGGGGTATGTCACACCCTGTGGTGTTTTTTGTGCCAACGCCAAGGTTGGCAGTGCAAGTAAAATCAGTAGTATTTTTTTCATTGTGGTCTTACTCATCAGTTTGTGACTTCTTCCCAGCCCAGTTTACAAACACTAAAATATTTGTCTATTTACCTATATTCTATGTCTTTTGACTTGCCTGAAGCCATGTAAAGTAGATGTGATTGGCAGTGTTTTGATGATGCTCTAAAAATTTATCTATGCCAGCAAGAATTTGCTCTCGAGATTGAGCCGAGGGGTACTGTAATCTTGCTTCAGCCCATCGAGTATCGTCTTGAGCCACCCATTCATGTACTTTGGTGCTGTCAATTTCTATATGAAATTGCATGGCCAAATGCGGTCCCAATGCCCAAGCTTGATTGGAACAGACTGCAGATGATGCAAGCCTGGTAGCACCCATTGGTACGTCGAAAGTTTCGTAGTGCCATTGGATAACCTGCGCAGTGGGATCAGAGCCAAACCAGTGTATGGCCATGTCGTTTTGTTCCCAATCAATGGGCTGCCACCCAATTTCAGGAGCAGGTGACGTAGATATTCTAGCGCCCAAAGCTCGGCTCATAAGTTGTCCTCCCAAGCAATGGCCAATAACCGGAATATGTAGTCGCATGGCCTGCAATATAAGAATTTCGGCCTGACGATTGCTCAGCAGATTATCATTGGCGCTCATTCCTCCACCCATCACTGCCAGCGCAGAGTATGGTTCAATACTGGCAGGAAAATGTTGTCCAGCACCAGCATTAAAAGTTACGTGTGGTATGCTATGGGCGTCCAACCACGTGATTAGATAGGCTGGGCGTTCAGGTACTTGATGTTGTAGAATCAATACTGGTTTATCAAGCATATCCGCCAAAAGGTTTGATTGGACTTACTTTGTCTACAGATTGGGGTTCTAAACTTTCTGGACTAGAAACAATTTTTTTGCCGCCTGGCGTGTTGGTCATTGCTAATGCTGTGTCAATCACTGCATCCACATTGGAATCAAACCCTGATATCACCCCATGCTCGCCAAACGCTGTTTCGGCCTCCCAGGGTGATTTATATTTTGAATCTGCGTCTGCGCCTTGATCACTGCGAGCGCGAGCCATGGCCACTCCAAATCTGTAGTTGCGATAAGGATCAGATGCACTCAATCCTGGCATTACATAGGTATAACGCAAAGGATCTGCAATTTCTGGTGGCAATTGACGCTGCTCATTGATAAATTCACGAGCTCTCATTGACCAAATCCTTGAAAACTTTTGACTGGGCTTGCTACATTTACATAATCAGGTTCGGTACTGCGGTTATCGGTGAGTTTTTTTACCAACCCTGCCCCAACGTTGCGTGCGGCTGCGTTGATG